AGACATATTGCAGACGTACATTTATAGACTATGTAAGTACTAATAAAGTTGAGTATTTCAATGGCCCGGCTATTTATTTCTCATTAAAAGAATACCCTGTATTAAGTATAGACTCTGTAGAAAAAAGCGTAGACTACGGTAACTCATATTCCACTTTAGTAGAATATAGTGACTACGCCCTAGATGTATCTAGGGGGGTCATACACTGCATGATACCAGAAGGCTTCCCAGAATACATTAATGGGTACAAAGTCACATATAAAGCAGGCTTTCCAGAGATTCCAGAAGATTTAAAATTAGCAGTAATTGATTTAATATCTTACTATTTACGTAATGATACTGCTATTCACTCCAACAAAGCCCCAGGTACTAATAGTGTACAAGTAGAATACATTAGTACTACTTCGTTACCAGCACACATCAAACGCGTGTTAGACTTATATATGGCGGATTATACATAATGTCACTAGCAGAGTTTAAAGATGCATTACAAGCTAAATCCGCCTTAGCTTTACTTAAGCCAGCATTAGATACGCTACTTTCTAATACTAGACGTAACTATAGTGATACTAAGCACGAGTTGCGAAAAGCTGCTAGCTTATTTGAGAAAGACGCTAGACTATTCAGAGAGATGGGCTCTAGACAAGGAATCACGAAGCTAGTAGTAACCCCCGAATCTTTAATGTCCATATTTCAAAAGCTTGATCCTAACGGATTAGGTACTGAGAACGGCAACAGCTTAATACAGAGATACATAAAATTTCTAGCCGATAAGGGGGCAAAGATAGCCGATTTTGAGCTGTACAGAAATAGCAAGACAGGGGCAAAAGCAAATTTAACTAAATTTGACTCATTTCAGGAATACTTTGATAACGCAAGTATGAACAGCCCCTCAAAAGACGCAGTTATTCCTCACGTATTTAGTAATATATCGGCAGTACGCGGACTAATCTTTACACACAAAAATACCGCCAACCATATAGTAGAGTTTATTAACTCAGTTACTAATTTAAATATGGCTGTAACTGACTTTACAGAGCTATTCGAGAGAGGTCACGTATACGCGCAGTCTACTGGTAGACTTATGACAGTAGATGATATTGAGGAAGATAGCACGGTACTAGGTAGATTAACAAAACTAAGCGTAATGTTAGATGAAGCATCTAGTCACTTAAATGCGGAGCATCATGTAGAACTACTTGCTGCTATCAGGAAAGACTTTAAAGGTACCGACCTCTCAATGAATATTGAGTTCCAACTAAGGTGGTCAGATACTGGTACCGGCAACCAAGAAACTGGTAATATTAGTAAAGCTTTACAACTTATTACTAATTATAGAAAATTAATGACAGAAGGTATTCGAAGACCTAACGGTAGTTTTATAGAGTACCCTAAGGTTGCTTCAGATAAGGAAATAGTTAAAATTCTATCTGCTTTTCACGATAAGTTAGAAACTAATTTTGAAAAAATACAGGCAGTCATATCTCAGCATGTATCTCATGCAGCGGATCCAGACTTCTTGATAGAATTAAAATCCTCAACTTCTTTACGAGAATTTATTGAGAAAAACTTAGTTAGTATAATTATTAGCGGTAAACAAGTTCCAAGAGTAAAAATCCAACACCCTAGTACTAGTATTAATAGGCAAGTCCTTGATACTAAGCAGGCAGCGGCTAAGCTTAAAAAAGTAGCACAGAGCATAAAAACCGATACTACAAAGGCCAGGAAAGATCTCGATAAAAAACGTAAAAACTTATCAGATATTAGTAGTACTAAGGTCAAGCCAGTAGCAGCTGTTGCTAATAATACTAAGCTTTCTCTAACATCACTACAAAACCTCCTAAATAGGCACCTGCAGGACGTAATATCAGCAAATATGGGCGACGGTAATTCACGAAATGTCCTAAATTATCGCACCGGCCGCCTTGCGGCATCGGCGAAAGTAGAAAAACTTACACAATCAAAAGAGGGCATGATAACTGCATTTTATAGTTATATGCGTAATCCCTACGGAACATTCTCTGACGGCGGTAGACAACAAAGACCAAAGTCCAGAGACCCTAAATTGTTAATATCCAAGTCGATTAAAGAAATCGCTCTAGAAGCGGCGGTAACAAGAATGAGGGCAGTATTAGTATAGAACTTTATAAATATAGTACATATTTAATTTGTACTATATTTATTGGGAGTAAGTATATTGACAATAGGTATATATAAATTAATGTTCGAAGGTACCGATAAGGTATACATAGGGCAATCTATAAATATAGAAAAGCGATTAAAACAACATATTGCTAAACTAATAGATGGCACTGCCCCAAGAAAGCTACAATTAGCCTATAACATCTACGGATTGCCAAAAATGGAATGTCTAGTTGAATGTGATGTAGAAGAATTAACTACGTTAGAAAATTTAGGTATTGAACTTTATGATTCATTCCATAATGGCTTAAATTCTATAAAGACAGCATTAGATTCAAGACCTATCCCCGAGACAAACTCACTAAGGCCCGTCGTAAACGGTACAAAGTATAGTAGCAGTACAATTATATCGGCGTTTCATATGTTAGTATCTAATCCTAATATTCGCGCTAGGGAAGTTTCTGAGGCTACAGGTATAAATATAAGTATGATAAAAACCATTTCCCGCGGTAAAGCCCACCTATGGTTAAAGGATTTATTCCCAGAACAATATAATGAGTTGATCAGTAGGATTGGATCAAGGAATGGTGCTAAGTTCTTAGCTATTAAATACCCTTTAATAATAGATCCCTACGGCAATATACATAACATAGTAGGCAGTTTGAAAGAGTTTACCAACATGCACAAACTAAACTATACTGCGTTACTTAATGTATTAGCTGGTCGTGCTAAATCTATAAAGGGGTGGAAAGTTTTATGTCAAGACGTCAGTCAATTGTAAACGCACTTGCAGAAAAATTTAAGGACATAGATGGGTCTACTAACTATAAGTCTAATATATTTGGGAATTCTTATCCTTACCTGAAATTTTGGGATCAAGTAAATGATTTCCCAAGTATATACTTAACGGCTGGTACAGAAATAAGAGAGTATCACCCGGCCGACTTCACATGGGCATTCCTAGGTATATCCATAAAGATTTATACTAAGGGCGAAAACCCACAAGAAGAATTAGAAAACTTACTAGAGGACGTAGAGCGCATTATCCATGATAATCGCGTATTAGTGTATGATGCGGATAATGGATACACAACTACTGAAATTTTAGTTCAGTCAATAACAACTGATGAGGGTTTACTTGCTCCATATGGTGTAGGCGAGATAAACGTTCAAGTGCGCTATGCTTTAATGCAATAATACACTAAACCCGTACTAACTTAATACAATTGCAAATAAATATTTAGCTAAGTGTTAATAAGTACACACTCCTAAAGGAAAAAATATGGCTTTTAACTTAATTCGTAACAGTAGGGTTTTCTTCACTACTGACGTTAACTCACTTTCTGGAGTTGTAGATTTAGCAGCTTTAGAAAAGGCAAAAACTCAAGAAATTCAAGTTCTTGATGGATTTACCTTTACACAAAATACAACATCTGAAACCGTAACGCTAAACGAAGCTGGAGCAACTCCAGTACGTGGTCAGCGTAGTTTCAACACCGCTCTAGAGCCAGTTGACTTTAGCTTCTCAACATATATGCGTCCACGTGATGCTGGTGTTAATATTGATGCAGAAGAAGGCGTATTGTGGAATGCTATGTATCAGCCTAAGGGAGGATCAGCGGCATGGACACCCGGACTAACAAAAGCAACTCTAGTAACTACTGGTTCTAATGCTCACCAATTGGTAAAGTTTGGTCTAATTATCGTTATTGATAGTGCGGCTTACATTATTGATGACTGCGTTATGGATACAGCAACTATTGACTTTGGTCTAGACGCTATCGCTATGATTGCCTGGGCTGGTAAGGGTGGCGTGCTAAGAACAATCACAGCACCTACTATTGATGATTCAGTACCAGGAGATGTAACATTCAGTGGAAGTATTGTAGGTGTATCTACAGCTAAAACTACAACTGCTCCTTATATTGCTAATAAGCTATCTGTTGTATCTGTATATCAAGGTATTAATGGAGTAAGTTCTCCATTTGCTGTACCACTAACTGGCGGATCACTAACACTGTCTAATAACGTTAGTTATCTAACCCCAAGTAACCTTGGTGTTGTTAATACTCCAGCAACATATTTTACTGGAACACGTTCTATTACAGGTACTATGAATGCGTACTTACGTACTGGTGGTGCTTCTGATACTGGTGCTCTAATGGCCCAGCTATTAGCCGGTTCTACTACAGACGTTGACCCTTCATATAACATTAAGATTCAAGTTGGTGGATCTACAGGTACACACGTTGACTTCTTAATGCCTGCTTGCGTACTAACAATTCCTACTGTTAATGCTGAACAGGTTGTATCAACTACAATCAACTTCACCGCACAGGGTCATGATGCAACACCTAACCCAGATATCTTTGATATCGGCGCTGCTAATGAACTTACTGTAGAGTACTATACAACTAACGTATAATTACTGTTTCGTATGGGGAGGGATTGATCCCCCTCCCTTCTTTTTAATATAAAATAACTAGGATAAAATCCAAAATGACTACTGTTTCCCTAAAAACCCTACTTGTTCCAAGCAAAAATATTCAAGTAGAATATCCAGGATTCCCAGACTTTAAAATTGATGTAGCTTTTCTATCTAGAGAGACTTTAGTGGGTATTCGTAAGAAGGCCACTAAAACAACCTTTAAGAATCGCCAAGCTACTGAAGAACTAGATGACGAACTTTTCTTAAAGTTATATGTACAGTCTAGTATTAAGGGGTGGAAAGGCCTAAAGTTCTCTTATTTAGAGCAACTAGCTCCTGTAGACCTATCCGGACAAGATATGGAACAAGAACTAGAATATACTGAAGAGAATGCATTATTCCTAATGAAGAGTTCTAGCAACTTTGATGCATTTATTTCTGATATGGTTACAGACTTGGGAAACTTTCAGAAGAACAGCGTATCGAAATAACCGATATGCTGAGGTCATACTTTCAGAATAGCGATGTTAGTATGACTAAGGACACATATTTTGAAATGTGTGAAATGTTGGGTACCGAACCTAATGAAGATGAAATACCTATAGAATTTGATGATTTCCCAACAGAAATCCAGGAAACCATGGGTATATATTATAGGCTACGTGACGAGTGGGATACAATGAATGGTATCTACACCGGAAAAAGCTTCGTTGGGCTATCTGACATACTAGATATTTTAGAAGTAGAACATAAAGATCGCAAATACGTTTTAGAATGGATATCTACTATAGATAGTATAAGATCAAAAATTCTTAATAAAAAAGAAACTGTAACAAAACCTAAATAGTTTATAAACCCACTAGGAGCAATTCTAGTGGGTTTTATTTTGCCTAAAAAATTTACACATTGACACATCATTGCTGCTATGTTATAATTAGGTGGTTGAATGAAATATAGCTAAATTATGTGGCTATAAATTTCGCATAATTTACGCTTATAGGAGAAACTATGGCAGATACAAAAAAAGTTATTATTAATGTAACTGATGAAGGAAGCCTGGCCAAGGTAGAGAGCGGGGCTAGAGACGTTAATGCACAGTTAAAGAATATATCTAAAAACTCGGAAGCCGCCAGTAAAACTCTTGGTAATATGAAGGCAGCTACGATCCCTAGATCGGCTTCAGTAGCTGCAAAGCAGTCAGAGTCTACTAATGATATGTTAGACTATAAACTTACTAGGGGTATCACCGGTGCTACAGGTGCAGCTGGTCGTGATTTCGCTAAGCAATCTCAAGGGCTTGGCGGGCTTGTTCACGTCTATGCTACTTTTGCCGCTAACTTATTCGCCGTAAGCGCAGCATTTACTGCACTAAAGAATGCTGCCGATACTACTAATATGGTAAAAGGGTTAGAACAATTAGGTGCAGCCAGTGGACGTAATTTAGTTGGGCTATCTAAGCAAGTAGCTGAATTAACAGATGGTGCGGTTTCTTTCAGAGAAGCCATGACTTCTGTAGCCCAAACTACTTCAGCAGGTATGAGCGCCGAAAATTTAAAGAAATTGACTATAGGTGCCAAGAATGCCGCGGCTGCGCTTGGTCTTAGTGTACCTGATGCACTTAGTCGTCTATCTAGAGGTATCAGTAAGATAGAACCAGAACTATTAGATGAACTAGGTATATTTGTTAGAGTTGATAAGGCGGTTGGTGATTACGCTAAAAGCCTTGGTAAGCCGGTGGCTGCACTTACAGATTTAGAAAGAAGGGCTGGCTTTGCGAATGCTGTTCTAGCACAGGTAGATGAAAAGTTTGGTGCCATGGCTACAAAAGCCAACCCATTTAGTAAACTTTTAGCCAGTATGGAGAACCTATTACAAGTTGGTCTGGAATTAGTTAATAAAGTGTTTTCACCTATGGCTAATTTCTTAGCTGAAAATAAGTGGGCTCTAGCTATTACCGGTATTGCTATATTCACAAAGTTAATAAAAACAGCAATACCTAGTATATCTGAATGGAGAACACAATTATTACAATCAGCTATATCTTCTGGAGCAGTAGCTAAACAATTAAACGAATCGTTCGTTGTATTTAGGGCCGAGGAGGCGTTAGCGCCACTAGATAAGCTACGTGATAAGATAAATGATCAGAAAAATAGTACATTAGAGTTAATTAAGACCAATAAACTATTCGGTAAGGATTCTAAAATATTCAGTAATTTAGCTAGCAATGCAGCGGTATCTGAAAAGGATCTAAGTAGCATAAAAGCAAAACAAACAAAGCTACTAAAAGATATATCTGTTCTAGAACAAGCACCGATAGGCAAGAGAGATGAAGAGCAATTAAAGGCCCTCAAGTTAAAGAACCTTGAATACGAGAAGCTACATAAAAACTTGTCTGAGATTATAAGAGATCAGGCCACGCTAAATAGTGGGTTTGAAAAAGAAATAAACGCAAAAAAGCCAGGATACTTTAGTGAAGAAGCTGCACGCGAACGTAATAGGAATACTAGTATGCAGAGATATTCTTCTGCTAGAATTCTATCTGACGTTGGTAAAAACACCCAAGAAATGGGTAGTATAAATGCGTTTAAGAGGCTATGGTCTGATATTAATTCTACTAAGGCTGAACTGACTAAAACTATCGAGGGTGCTAATGGTAAGATGATTACCACTACGATAGGCCCAGCTACAGAAAAGCTAACATTACTAAATAAAGCAACAACACTAACAGCAGGTGGTTTTAGAATACTGACATCTACAATAGCTACATTCGGTGCTTCATTAATGGGAGCGTTGGGTTGGATAAGTGTGATAGTGTCATTAGGAATGGCAATATATAGCTTTTTTGAGAAAGCAGCCGATGAATCAGCGAAGTTAGACGCATCATATGATGAACTAAATTCTACTACTAAGACCCTACTAGATACAATGACTAAACTAAACGCCCAGAGCGGTGATAAGTTTATGAGTGTTAGCAGTATACAAGCAAGAGCTACAGCAGTTGAAGCACTATCGAAAAATATTACTAATATAGTTAAAGAAACCCAAGATAAAAAAGCAAAAATGGGGTGGATGGAGAATAAGGTTGATTGGATAAAATCTTTGTTTAATAAAGATACAACCAGTAAAATGACTGAAGCCGTTTCTAAAACAGTAATATCAGGTATTGCTAATTTAGATCCAAGAAAAGTAGAAGACAGTTTCGCAGATATATCTAAAATATTTGGTAAAGTAATTACATCTGGGGAAGATTTAAATAATGCTCTTAAGTTAGACCCAAGCAAGGCAGCAGAAGTAGTTAGTTACTTTGATAAAATAGCGCAGAAAAGTACAGTAGTAGCAGCAAAGGGCATAGAATTCAACGAGAGTCTAAAAACTACTGGAAAAAGTATTACTGATGTAGCTAATTCTATGATACCTAGTGATCCTATGGCTAAGTTTGGTATATCACTAATGGATATGTCAACTAAATTGAAAAGAGCACTAGAGGATCCCGAACAGTCACTAAATACTATGGCTGAGTTATCGAAAGACCCAAATCTTTTTAATATGTTCTCTCCAGAGGTTGCGTCTAGAATTTCAGGGGTTTCTAAAGAAATTAATGATCTATCAGCTAAATATGGAAAAAATAGTAGAGAGTTGTCTAAGATTGAAGAAGATTACTTAGGTTTACTAGATAAGCGCGCAGAACAGGTAAAATTATTGTCTGATGCGAAAAATTCTAATAAAGATCAAGGTATATTGGAGCAATATAAGGAAGCTATTTCCCAAATTGATGAGAAATTAAACTCACTAGAAGAAAATAGAGAAATACATATAAAAGTAATTACAGATATTACAGATAGAAGTGCAGAAATACAAAAAATATTTAAACCAGCTATCTTTGATTCTATGCTGCAGGGCGCCAAGAGAGTAGAAGCCTCCATAGCCGTAGGTTTTGCTAAAGCTGCTGCATCAATGGCTACAGCTTCGGCTGCAATGCTTGGAGATACTGATGCAGGTATTGCTGCGCGAGGAAAAGCTAAACTTCAAGAAATATCGGTACAAGAAACACTTATTAAAACTAATATTAGTCTTATAGAAGCATCCATACAAAATACTTTTGCACTAAGAGAAAATAGTGCCAGACAGATAGAAGATGCTGCAATACGGAACAAAGAATTAGAAAAAATAGCAGAAGAGAAAAAGAAAGTTACTAACATATTCGGTAAGGGTAATCCTCTAAAAGAGTTAATTGCTATTCTTGGAAATAAGGCTAGCACTGAAAATGATAAGCTTTTTGCACAAACTTACTTATCACAAGCACAAAGTATAACCGGAGCAAAGGCTAGTTTAGCTGAGACAGGGGCCCAACGTACAAATACTTTAAGAGCTCTAGGTGCGGAAACCGCGCAGAAAAAACTAACTGATAGATCAAAAGATGTAGATGCTGAGTCAAAGATTTTAGATCTAAAGAAGAAGCAGGTAGAGGCTGAAAAGTCATTGGCCGCTTTCCTATCAAGAGAGTTAGTAGATAGGGGTGCTGAGCTAGATAATCAGATAGCTCGTAATGCTTATGAAAAAGAAACACTCGAGATACAAAAACAAATAGCAGCAGTCGAGAATAGTGGTAGTAGTGAAAAAGATAAATTGTCCGCTATATCAGAATATAATCGTAGAATTAAAAGAAATTATGATACTTTCATAGAACAGCAAAATAGTAGAGACATAGATACTGCAAAATCTAGAATTAAGGCATGGGAGTCAGAGTATTCCTATAGGCTAAAAACTGAGAGAGAAATTTATTCTCAAACTAGTGATAGGGATGCTGCAACACTATCTATGAATGAGGATATACTAAAGTCATATGAAGCATATGGAGTAATCAGAAAGACTACACTGGCTGATGAGCGCACATCGCTTGATTTATTAAAAGCTACCAAGGAAAGTAAAGACAAGTTATTTAGTATGGAAAGTAATTATTTAGATAAGCAATTACCAATAATTACACAAATATCTCAACTTGGTATAGACAGGGCGGATGCACAAAAGTCTAACGATTCTGAAAGAGTAGCTAGTATTGATAGGCAGACAAAGGCACTACAAGATCAGTTCATGATTAATGAACAGGGATATTCGTCAGCACTAACATCAGAAAAATTATTAATAAAAAATAAAACAGAACTAATTACTAAAACAGGAGAACTAAATAGTATTACTGCAAAATATGCAGACATACTAGAGGATATTGGTTTTGCCACAGTTGCGCTTAGTGTTGCGTTTGGGGAAGTAGGTGCAAAAATAGGTGGAGTGGCTATACTACTAACAAAGATGTATGAAAAGCAAGAAAAACTTGCTAGTCAGAAGAAGAATTTAAACCCAGTTACTGACGCTAAGAAAATCGCTGAAATTAACGAGGATATGTTTAAAAATCAATTAGACAGTACCATCGCTATAGCTGGAGCATCAAAGAAATTATTCAAAGAAAAAACAGCAGCATATAAAGTATTAGATACTATGGAAAAAGCTTCTAGTGTCCTAAGACTAGGAGTTGCGTTAGAAGAATGGGCCGTAAAGTCAGGATTAATTGCTTCCGAGATAGCAATAACAGCTGCCAAAAATGCATTACTGATTACAGATGAAGAAGCTATGGCACAAGCTAGTATAGCTATAGCTGCACAAGCGGAAATAGGTAAGCAGGCTGTAAAAGCTCCAACTGTAATTGAGGAGTTTATGGCTTGGTTAGGTCCATGGGGCATGGCCGCAGGCGTAGCAGCTTTAGCCGCTATAGGTATATCTATGGGTGGTAGGGGCGGTAAGTCGTCAACATTTACTCCTAACGCATCACAAAGACAAGAGGTACAAGGTACCGCCATGGGATGGAGCTCAAGTGGGCAAAAAATACAAACCAGTAGGGGCGTATTTGGAGATACTGAAGCTAAATCCGAATCTATTGTTAACTCACTAGAAATAATTAAAAATAACAGCATAGATGGATTATCTTACGATAATAAAGTAGTATTGCTACTATCTAAGATAAATGAAGGTATTAATAATAGTGCCAAATCACTTTATTCTATTAGTGGACTACGTACTGGTAGTATGTTTAATACTATAGAAGGTACTAAATCTAGTGGTGGTATACTTGGACTATTTGCTAGTAAGATAAGTACTGCAATTACTGATGCTGGTATAGTTATTAATGGTAGTTTTACTGAATTAGCTAGTGATATAACTAAGTCTGCTATTAAATTCTATGAAGATGTAGTGGTTACGAAGAAGACTTGGTACGGAAAAACTTCATCATATAACCAAAGAAATATAGAAGCAATAGACGATCCTACAGCTGAGTACTTTAAACAAATATTTATGAACGCTACGGCAATGTTTGTAGATATTGGAAAAGGTGCTGGATTACTAGCTGAAGACGTAATAAAATCATTATCTACTGTTAAGTTTACAGACCAATCCGCCTCTTTACGCGGACTAAAGGGTGAGGAACTTGAGAAAGAACTTACAAGTATAGTAAGTAGTATGTTAGATAAAGGTGCAGAAGCTATATTTAAGCAATTTGAAAACTTTGCTAATTTTGGTGAGGGTATGTTGGAGACCGTTGTACGAGTTACCGACACTAATACTAAAATTAAGCAAGCGTTATCAAACATTGGTATTAGTAGTATAGCAGATACCACAGGTATGGCATCATATACAATAACAGAAGCACTTAGTACCTGGGCCGGCGGCTTAGATAAATTCCTTGAAATTAATAAGTCTTACGTAGATAAGTTCTTAAGCGAAAGTGAAAAACTGGCTCCAATACAAAAAGCTGTAACTTCGGAAATGTCTAAATTAGGTCTATCCGGTGTAACTACAAGAGATCAGTTTAAACAGTTAGTACAGGCATTAGATCTTACAGTACCGTCACAACAAGCTCTATACACTAGACTTATGGCGGTTTCGGAAGGCTTTTATGCAGTAACTGAAGCAGCAGATAGTACTTCTACAGCAAATAATGATAAAAGAAATCTTGAAATAGAGTTAATGAAGCTAACAGGTAGAACACTAGAAGCTACTATAGCTGAAAGACAACTAGAGTTAGCGTCTATTGATGATTCACTAAAAGCATTACAACGAGAAGTATATTTTAGAACAGATTTAGTAGACCTACAGAATAAATTATTCGATACTACACTATCACAAGCAGAAAAACTTAAGAAAACAAGAGAAGAAGAACTAGCAGCTACAAATGATTTATTAAAGCCAATAGTTAAGTATACTCATGCTATGCAGGATGTAGCTAGCGCAAAAGAGGAGCTAACTAAGGCATATGAGAAAGAGTCACAACAAATTAGTTCAACCATTAGTAAGCTAACCAGCGCCTCACAATCACTAAAAGATTTTAGAAACTCATTATTGAGTGGGGCATCTTCTACGCTAACTCCACAACAAAAATACGAACAAACAAGAAATGCACTAAATACAAATATAGCAATTGCTAATAGTACTCCTACTACAGAAGCAGAAAGACTTGCCCAAGAGACAGCTATAAGTAAAATATCTAGCCTATCACAGGAGTTCTTAGCTGCATCCCAGGTATGGAATGCAAGCAGTAGTAAATACACAGATGATTTTAATTATGTTCTAGGAATTACTGGTAGCCTATCAGATTCTCTAGACCTACAGGCATCTGAGGCCCAGAAAACTCTTGATGCAATGAAGCAACAAGTTACTTCATTGGGTTATGTAGAAACTGCTCTAATATCAACAAGAGATGCTATAGAAACATTAACTAATGCAATTAATACAGCCAATAGTCTAAAGCCTGCATCTGATTTAGCACAGCAAGTATTACCAGATTTTACTAGTATAGCTACTGGTATTATAGATGCTGCAACAGGTACGACTTTAGATACAGCAATAGCTATAGCCTCCGCTACTGCTACAGCTACTATTATGGAAATGATTACCCCTGTTACACAACAGATTAGTGATTATATTAGCGTAGCTAATTCTGTGATAGCTGCCACAGCAAGTACACCTACTACCCCAACTGTATCGACTGTTGACTCAGCAAGTTCAGAGATAGATTTTTCTTATCTGGGTGGTGGTGTTGGAGGAGCAGCAATTGGTGGTAAGGTATCTGGTATTAGAATGGTAGGTGAGCTTGGTCCAGAGTTGGTAGACTTTACTCAACCAGGAAGAGTATATACTGCCGAACAAACCAAAGGTATGTTCGCAGCTAATGACTCCAGTGGCGGAACTAGCATGGCGCAAGCTATACAAAGTTTAACAAGAGAAGTACAATATCTAAATAGAGAAGTAGCACAATTAAGAAAAGAACAAAATCAACAGACAGGTGCGCTAATTGCAAGCAACTATGATGCAAATCAGAGAGCTGCTGATACTATTAGTGAAACCGTAGAGACTACCGCAACTGAAACACAATGGGCTGAAAGGTCTAAGGTTAAGGTTTCGTAAACTTGGATAGGGCTTAGAAATAGGCCCTATTCTTATTATCTATAAGCTAGATAATAAGAATAAATATAATAAATATAATAAATAGAAGGAATATTATGGCATTATTGGTAAATCAAGCATGGCTAGAAAACCCACTAGCTATTCGTACTATATTAGTACAGGTGGATACTGCTATCCCTAAATTTTTATCAATAGGTGGATTAACAGTTAGTTCCCAGTTTTACTCGCCAGTGTTAGTTGGTAATTTTAATATAACTAACTCTATTGGTATAGATTATACATCAAATATATCATATAGTGATATAGAGATTAATAATCCTAATGGAGAACTAGACTCGTGGTTAACTGAAGTATGGACTAATAAAGCTATTAGAGTTTATTTTGGTGATGCTACATGGACAGCACTGGATAATTTTAAATTAGTTTTTTCTGGTGTAGTGGGTGATATAGACTCTAAAAGTAGGGAAGTACTAAATATAACTATTAGAGATTCTTTACAAAAGATTAATACCTCTATTACGGAAAATAAACTAGGTAATTATAATCCATTAACACTATCACCATATACTAACCCAAATTCTGAAGTGATTAAACCACTTATTTTTGGTGAAGTATTTAATATTACTCCACTACTTACATCTTCCCAACTATTAGAATATATGGTTAATGATGGTGCTGTAGAACAAATAATAGAAGTTAGGGATAATGGAGTACCTGTATTATTTACTACTACAGCAATTGGGTTAGATCCAGTTATTCCGCCAGGTAGTTTTAGGCTACTACATCCAGCAGTAGGTACTATAACAGTGTCCGCCCAAGGTATGAAACTAAGTACTAACTTAGCTACCGGTGCGTTAGTTAATACATATGTTAATAATGTTGTTAATATTATAGCTACTATTATACTACAGTATGGTAAAAATACACCTACTATTGATCTTACAACATTTACTGTAGCGGCATCTACTACTGCTCCAGGTAATTCATATGTTGGTATATACACACAAGATAGGTTTAATGTATTTAGTATTTGTAATGATTTAGCAAAAAGCGCAGGTATGTATTTATATAGTACTATAGATGGTAAGATAGGTATATCACAACTTACTATACCTGGATCTTCTACAGCTACGATAGACGATACGTATACTATACTTAATTCACTAAATATAACATCAAAACCAGAGGTAGTGGCAGCACAAAAACTCGGGTACGCTAAAAACTGGACTGTACAAGATAACTTAATAACAGGAATACCAGAAGCACATAAAGAGACTTTAGCTAGAGAGTGGCTAGAAGTTAATATAGTGGATACGACTGTGAAGACTGACTATAATATAACTAGCGATGCCGAACTAGAACCTACTTACTTAGTAGACTTAGCACAAGCTACAGCCATAGCAACTACTAAACTAACTTTTAGGAAATCCAGAAGAATTATATTCTCACTTACTGCAACTTCAAAATTCTTAGAAATTGCTATAGGAAGTGCCATAACTTTAACTTCTAGTAGATTTGGACTTTCGGCTGGAGTTTTGGGAAGGGTTATAAGTACCTCACCCAACTGGATAAATGGAACTATTGATTTAGAGGTATTAATTTAATGGCAGCAATAGTAAACGATAGAAATGAACTATTCTCTGGAGCAATTCAGCGTCTAGATAGTGCAGAAGTATATATTACTTCATCAGTTGGTAATCTAAGTATTGCAAGTGGTGCTACTAGTACAACACCATCAAGTGCCACACTAACAGCCAATGCGTCAGCTTATACATCTCCCACTTATGCATGGTATAAGCAAATAGTGGGAGTAGATGGGGCATTCGTTCTTATTGGCGGAGCTACATCTAGTACATACAATATTACTGGCGATGCAGCTTTTATTACAGCAATGGGTACGTCTACACTAATAAGGTATAAGGTAGTAGTAACACAATCACCTACATATAATAGTAGCGAAGCTATTTTTGATTTGCCTGTTGTACGTAGTGAATCTTCTGGGGTATCTCCAACTATATATTGGTTGGGTACTTCTGCAGATGTTATTCAGCAAAACATAGCTAAGGTATATACCCCCACTACTCTAACGGTTAGTGGATATACTGCTACTGGTGGTACTACTGCCGCATATGCTGGACGATTTAAAATTTATGAGAACGGATCTGGTACAGCGTCCTATACATCAGCTATAGATGAAAGTAGTAAGGTATATACTCCAAGTAATAATGCGGTAACTCAAATTAAGGTAGAACTATATACCGCCGGAGGTGTAGTTACATTATTAGATAGTGAAATTATCCCAGTAGTGGTTGATGGTTCTGGGGCTATGACAGTTAATATCGCCAACGATAACAATGTATATCCCGCACCAGTTAGTGGGTATGCTGGTATATCTTTTGGATCAGCACTTAGTGTGGTAACCGCCTATATTGGTTCCCAACAACTAACATACGGTGCAAGTGGTGCCAATACCTTTAGTTGTACAATAACTACTACATCTGGTGTAACTATGGGTTCCGCAGTTGGTGCCGGTAGTGGATTTGAGATCCAGCCACCTACCGCTATGAGTGTTAATTTTGTTAGTGTACCAGTAGTAGTAACACTACGTAATGCTTCTGGAGCGGTGCACGGTGTAATAACTCAAACAATTACGTATTCACTAGCGCGTAAGGGAGATACAGGAGCAGGGGCAGTTGTAGAAATCTCTGGCGGAGTACGAACATTTACATACGACTCAGGGGGTATTAACCCAAATCCAGCCCCTACCGCATTTACAGCTAAGCTATATATAGATGGTGTTGAGATACCTACTGGCAGTCTAACATATAGTTGGGTTGTTACTGGGTTATTTACAGGCACTAGTACATCATCTACTTTTACACCAACTTTAAATGCCACTCACTCATCTGTAGATACTACGGTAAAAGTATCCATAACATACTCAGCCAAAGTATATACAGAAACTATACCAATAGTATGTAATAAAATAGGTGCTCGCGGTTCAGTAACTACTACTTTACAAAATTCAGCTATATTTCCATATCCTGGTAGATATGAAGGTAGGGCTAAGTGGGCTAATACTGGTACCTTCCCAACAGAAGCTAACGCTACTGCCGTTGATACTATTGCTACTAATGCTATTTTAGGGGCACTTGGACTAACGCAGGATGGTAATACAGCAAATTTAAGGTTTGGTGATACTGTTAAAGTTGCACAAACATCAGTATTAAGTTCACTAACTAGTAACTATTTAAATGTAGGCAATATTGGGCATATAGCGTATTGTCCAGATGTGCGTGCATGGTATATATTTGCCGATAAAGATAATTTAGGTACTATCATAGGTACTTCTAGATGCGTCTGGGCTAGTACCAACAATGGAGCATCTTGGTCGTTTATAGTGACCTCCGACCATAGTATACAAACCACTAGAACAATAGGTGGTAGTTTATACGTATGCTGTACAGATGGTTATATATACAGACTTAATGCTGCTGGTGGCTTAGTACTAAGCTATATTGGTGTCAATACAGCAGTTAAAAGTATTGCAATAGGTGGTATAAGTACATCTACACAAAGATATGTAGTAGCCGCAGCAAATGGTAAGATATATACTAGCTTAGATTTTGTTACATGGGGTGCTGGAGCATACCCAACAGGATTGGGTAGTGCTCAACTAGTTGATATACTTTTTGCAAATAACTTATTCGTAACAGTATCGGTAGGGGTTACAAACAATACCTTTGGATATAGTTATGATGGTACAACGTGGGTGGCTTCAACTACATTCTCAGTAGCGTCATATAATAGTGTAGTGAAAATAGCACAAGGTAGAGGTACATGGTTAGCTATAACTGGGTTTGATCAGATATTACGAAGTACTAATGGTAAAGATTGGACACTAGATGCGACTCAACCTATTACCGGTAATTTCGAACCCAAAGACATAGTATTTGATCAATACTTTATAGTAGTTGGAGTACTTGGTAAGTATGCCTACAGTAATGATATGGGTACTACATGGACACAAGGTACCGCAAGCAATACACAAACTCTTACTTGTATACGCTCCCACGATGGTATAATAATGGCGGCACAATCTAATACATTGTACGCTACTGGAGTTAACCCAGTCACATTATCTATGTCAGGTATATGGTCTGGTACCAAGTGGTTATCGGATGCTAATGTAATTGATGGTAGCTTAATAGTCAAGGAATCAATTGCCAGTGAATCTATTGATACTAGAAATTTAACAATTAAAGATCCTTTAGGTACTATCATACTATCAGCTGGTGGACTTAATCCAGTATATATTAAAGACCTATCAGTTGATACTATTAAAATTAAAAATAATGCTATTACAGTTAGTGCACAAAATACGAGCGCACAGATAGGCATAACTACATCTGATCTTACTACAGGGTTCGTTACACTTACAACATCTAATTTTATTACAGTGAGTATAACTAATATAAGCCCTATTACGCTAACAGGTACAATAAACTTATACCTTACACACCATAATACTGCAATAGCTTACTATTATATAACCGGCGGAATATATAATACCTTGAGCCCATCTACACCTGTATCATATATAGAAACATACAAACTTCCTACAGTGGTAAACCCCTCTATTCCAGTTAATGCAATGTGGGAAGATTTAGTATTACCACCAGCAATATACACACCACCCACTGCTAATACTAGTTATTTATTTTATGCAGTATTAAATGTAACTGCTAGAAATAGCAGTGGTACTACAGTACCATTTAAAACCGGCGGTATAGATGCATATACTAGAATACTATCTACTGTGCAGGCTATTAACTTTAAGAAATAATTATGATTATCTACTATAATACACTCGGACAGATAGAAGTATGTGCAGAAATATCGGCAATAGTCCCAGAATATTTATCGGAGCTATATGTTAATATACCATTTTCTGATAATATATCCCAATTATATTATGTATTGGATAATGTAATGGTAGAAAAACCAGAACGACCATCCATATATCACGAGTTTGATTATACAACACATACTTGGGTTGATGCTAGAAAAATTGAAGATGTAAAGTTAGCAAAGATACAGTATATAAATGAACAGAGATTATTGGCTAATCAAACTTCTTTTACGTTTAATGGAAAAGAAGTTGCTACTGATCCACTATCAAGATCTGACATAGATGGAGTAAATGGGGAAGTAGCTTTAACTAATCAGTTACCTGTTACTTTTCCAAATGTATGGAAGGCAATGGATAATACATACATTAATATACCAGATGTTGCTACTTGGACTTCATTCTATAAAACAATGGTTAGTAGAGGAACTGAGAACTTTATTCATGCACAAGAATTAAAATTAGCAGTGGAACAAGCTTCCACAATCCAGGAAGTAGAAAATATTACTTGGTAATAAAAATGCCCCTAAATCGGGGCATTTTTTATACTTAAAAAAATTTACTACTTGACAAAACTATACTGGTATAGTATAATGTAACTAACTTTAAGTATGGAAAATTTTTGGAGATAATATACATGGCTGCTGATAATTTACGGATAGTATATATTAATAAAGCTACAGCCGTAGGTGGCAGTTGGAGTGCGGGAGCGGCAGCTAACTTACTAAACGACTACAAAAGTAGTACTGCTACTCTTAGTGGTGCATCATTCACAGTTACAGCGTCTGTGGCTGGATCTACCACATGTGCAGTAGTCTTACTGCTTGCTAAGACAACTGGTTCGATATCTATGAGCGTGTCGGGAAGTGGGGTACCTGGTGGAGTAACTGTAAGTGATACCAGCACTACTAACGCAGGTGTTATAGGTACTATAGGATATACTGGTGGTAAATATATTGCTGCCTACTTTACAACCACTGGATCAACTGGTACTATTACTATTTCTGTTCCATCAGGTACAGAAATATCTAGAGTTATTGTTGGTGAGTATTGGTCTCCTAAATATAATACATCATTCGGAGTTAGTTCTGGTTTTTCAGACAATTCAACGGTAGAGAGAACACAAGCAGGAGACTTATATACAATATCATCCCCACGTAATAAAACTCTTAGCTTTGATTTATCTTATCTATCAGAAACAGATAAGTATAAAATGTTTGATTTGATAAAAACATGTGGTAAAATAACTCCTATATTTGTATCCATATTTCCTAATAATACTGACAAAGAGAAAGAACAAATTTATCAAATTTATGGTAAATTCACTGATCTGAGTTCTATAACAAATACTATGTGGAGTCAGTACTCTTCATCAGTGTCTCTAGAGGAAATCTAATGAAAACATCTAGCACTACATTAATACAAGGGGCTACATTTAGTAAGGTTGGTTTAGTAAAACTACCTGCAGGAACATGGAGCGTAGTTGGTAGCGTTAAAACTCAATCTGGTACATTAGTTTCAGACTTTACCTGCACACTAACCGCAGTTACTCCTGATTCTAAAGGTAATAATTATTCTATATTACTAGAAGTACCTAGTACGGCTACTATAGATTGGCCAGTAGATACACTAGTTGCAGACCTAAAATTTTCAGATTTAAGCGACCCTCCAGTAGTTATTATTAGTAATAGATTTAATATTCTAGTACAAAAGGCAGTATAACATGCTAATAGAATTTACTGATAATTCTAATAATATACAAGTAGATAATTCAGATAGTACCTTTGTAGTATATTTTGAAAATTCAGTAATATATCTAGAAGTAGCTAGTCAAGAATTCCAGGTTTTATTTACTGAATATGATACTATACCAATTGAATTTAGTAATATTTTGAGAGCTACTAATGAAGGAGAGACTATGTATAGTAAGCGCGTAGATTTTATTAATGATAATCTATTATATCGTGGCGAAGCTATACCAGGTAGTTCTACTAGTAGTCCGGTATGGAGAATACGAAAAATAGTAATCTCTATGGATGGTGATATTCAAGAAGTATGGGCAGATGGCTCTTCTGAATTCGTGAAAATATGGGATAATAGACTATCCTACAACTATAGTTAATTAGGTTTATAACCTTTATTTTGGAGTAATTCCACATGGCAAAAACATATACAGCGTCTGCTCTTAGCATCGCTTTTGCATCTAATAAATCTTTATTAGGTATTTTTAATGCACACGCAACACGCAAGGTAAAAATTTATCGTGTATGGGTACTAAACAACCAGACCTCTGCTGTTACTGGCGTATTAACTTCCATGTTACTACGTAAAATTAGCGCACTATCTGGTGGTACAGCAGTAACTCCGTTAGCACACGATTCAGCTAACGTTAGTGTTGATTTAACTAGTGTCACTTGTGTTACAGGCGGAACTTTTACTAATACTGGTGATAATGCAATTCGTCAGGTAATGTGGTCTGGTGACGAGCCATCAGTTTCCGCAGCTACTTCAGATGAACTACAATGTATTGTACCATTAATGTGTATATTTGATGCTACTGGTGATTCCAATATTGAACCCTTTACATTAAACACTAACGAAGGCTTACATTTAGTACAGCCTGGGGCTAATGCTGTCGGCGTATTAGATGTATTAATTGAATTTACTGTTAGTTAATATATGACACGTAGGCAGTACCTTTTATCAACAGAGGCAAACTGGCAAAGCATGTTTGGTATGGCAATTTTAGCTTTTGTCAATACTTCTGGTAGCGGTCGCAAGTTAATCTTTAGAACACTAGAGATAGCTATTACCTCTATTGCCGGTGCTGCGGTTGCTATGTCTAATGCTAATTTATTTAAGTGCTCCACTGCTAGCGGGGAAAACCTAAACTATAAGGCCACACATTTTGATAGTACTACTACATTGCCTAGTGGCGTAGTAGTTCGCAGAGGCGGTGGTGGAGATACATACACTAGTCGCATACGTACCGTAGTAACAGTACGCTCTGGTGGCGCGGCTGGTACCCAAAATACATTAAATACCCAGCGTTCCTGGGGACGTATGGGCGGCTTATATAGATCACCTATACGAGGAGGAAGTAGTAACGTAGAACCAATCACTATTAATCCTGGTGAAGCTTTGGTACTAATGCCTAATGTTGTACAAGCATCTGTACCAGTTAGAGTACACGCAGTTGCTAGTATTGATGGAAAAACAGTAGTGTGGGAATATGTAACAGCTACTGTTCCTGGACTAAGTTTATTTAGTATAGAAAGTACTGGAACAGCTGTAGTTAAGTTACTATCATTAGGTATTCAAGAAGTTGGTACCACAGATACTCCATATCTTCGTCTAGTACCTATTGGGCAAATTAAGGGCGAGGACATTGCAGACACTAGTAGAAAAATAAGCACACAAGTATTGCCGATGGATTCTAGCTATCCATCACTATCTGCCTTAACAGTTTATACAGATGTTGGTATAGTACCTAGTATGGTACCAGAGAACTATATGGCGGACAGCACTACTGGGTCACCTAAAGGTTTTAATTATTTACATACTAAAGACTTTAATGGTCCATGTTATAAAGTATTCTTCCCCGAACTAGTAGGCAATAAACCCGGCGGTTCAGCTGAAGATATGTTAGGCCACGGTTATGCTATGCGTAATAGGGATATCGGGATAGCTAAATCTGGTATTTGTATAAATCCTGGCGAAGGTATTGCAATTGTAGCCTCCGCAGAAACCGCCGTAGGTGTACAAGCAGCCTTTAGTGGTTGGCCATCTCTAAAATTTACAGTTCAGATAGATGATGAGCCAGTATCTAGTCCATATTTATCTTTAACAGGACTACCTACCGGTTGTGATATAGTTATATTAGTAGCCGGTACAGGTACAATTTTACAACAGATAGACGCTTATAGTAGCACCGCTTGGGAATGGAACTACGATCCAGATGTAGTAAGTAGCGTTGATATATGTATATTTAAACCCGGGTACATTCCTTATGCTGTACGAGGATTATCATTAACAACTTCCGGTGCTAGTCTGCCAATTTCTCTGACTATTGATCGTAATTATGTATAGGAGCCGCTATGGCAAAAATCACTACACGTGCTGGCTTAGTAGTCGGCACAGAGTTAACTATTAATGAACCAGCTAAAACATTTACGTTAAATGTAGCTGGTAACTTAGTAGCGAAGGATGGAGTTACCCTACAGGCTCTGTATTCTAAATTTGTAGAACTATGGGCTACGTCTACTTACCAAGATAGCCCATTCCCTATGTACGCTATTGACGCGTTATCTGGACAATTCCAGTTCGGTACTGATGGCTCTAGATATAATGGATGGAAGCCTGCTGACGATGCAACACGTCAAATGCTACGTGACGGTGGATGGTCAGAATATTCTGCTGGTGTTTATGATGAGAGCGGAAACTTATTATCTGGCGGTACACTACTACGTCAATACGTCGGTATTGTAGGCCTTGGTTCTGTATCCACTGGTGCACAACTATATTACCAAAAAGTAAGTGGTGGTACAGCCACTAACTGTACTTTTACTGACCAGGTAAATGAAGGTATCCAAGTTTATGGTGATGCATCTAACGGTAATTTTGATACTCGTACATACTTCAAAGGATATGTTCGCGAATATGGTAAGAAGTACCGTGACTCGGTTCTAGCTGATACAGGTAAGACAGCTACTGGTGCTTACCTAGTAAATTTACTATTATCTAATGAAGATGACTTAAAGATACAGGCTAATGATGCAGCAATGTCTGGTGCACCATATTCTGGTATTACGGTTAGTTATTATACAGCTAATCAAATACGTTCAATCGGCGGAGTTAGTCGTAACTTTAAAATTATTATTGATGGTAATAATGCTACTTTAGAACAAATATATACTAAAGTACAATACCTACTAAGACAGGCGACAGATATTAATACTAGTGGTACTGATGGGGCTAAAATAGGTAAGATACAATCATCACTATTAAACTTTGTTGGTGATACACTAGTAACTAGTCAGTCTGTTTATATTGATAATATTTTACCAGCAGATAGTAACCGTATTGAGTTCTATGATGATAGTAATACCTTACGTACCAATCCATATACTGCATCTGGCACCATTACTTTCAATTCCCCACTAGTTGGGGCCGGTTCTAGTTTCCGTATGATGTTTACTTCTCCTCCAGGTGCGGGTAACGACTATGGAGAGAGTGGGGCCATTA